GGTTTTTCTCGCAATTTGAGTAGGGTTTAATGGCGCTCCTGATCCAGTAACTCCTGAATTCAATTGATCAGTATTCCAGTTAACAACATTTTGTAGATGTTGGCATCCAACACTATCAAATCCGGTCTCTCTTAAAGTTAGGAAATTAGTCCACGAATTCTGTCCACCTGTTTGTAAATGAGTTTGAGAACAAGAACTAGTCCAAGAAAAATCACATGATGCCCCTGTATTAGACACACAAGCCGCATCACAATCGTTTTGAGTAGGGTATATTCCCATTACATTTGGATCTCCCATTTGATAGGTTCCCATTGGGTGTGGACCTGTACATGAATTAGTACCTCCTGGTCCAACAACTCCTCCCATACATACATATTCTTGTGGACCTGGCATACCACAACAAGATTCATCTCCGTATCCAGCTGCTGGCTGTGGATTTCCTAAACAATCAACCGTTGCATTAGGGTCATAACCCCCCAACAGTGGGTTCATACAACCAGAAATACCTGATGTCGTACCACATTGAGCAATACAGTCTTGTTCAGTTGTACTAGGTCCTGTAAAATATGATTGGGGTTGTGTTGGTGATTGTAAACAAGGACTTCCCGTTGGGCCGACATATTGACCGGTTGGGTCACACCACCAGTCTCCCGCTCCCGCACAGGAAGCTAAAGTTAGTCCTGGTTCCCAATAGTAATCACTTGTTGGTGTACCTGGTGGTAATGGAAATGAGAAAGCTGTTACTCCTTCTTCTGGTTCTGGGTATGGACCTCCTCCTGGTACTAAAACTCCAGAATTAGCCGAAGCTACAAAAATATTTGTTACATTGGTTCCTGGGTCTAAATTACATACAACTGATCCTGGCGCATATGTTGTGGTTGCGTCATACGGTTGTATACTGTTAGGTCCACCACCATTCATAACCATATTATCTGTACCTGAATCACTTGTGTCAACACATGAAAGGTCACAACCGTAACTATTAGTTCCTAATTGTTCAGTCATGATACTTCTTTTATTACGAGACTCGAATAGTCTATTCATTTTTTCTACGTGGTCTCTTTTGTCAAAACGTGCTCTTCCCATTTTTTTAATTTTTTAATTTTCTTTTTTTATATTTCGTCATCACTGTAATCATATTCATGAGTTACCGTTGTTTTCTTTGGGTCTGGTCCTTCTTCTACTGGAGTCTCTCCACCCTTAGGTGAAAAATTTTCTGCAGCGGTAAAACCAAGTCCTGCCATTACAATCCACTGTAAGGATTCAAATAAGTTGTTATCTATCGTGAAATCCCAAAAGAGATTTGACGTATACCCTATCAACATAAATAATAGACATATAAAAGTAACAAATCTCTTACTTGAGACCTTACCTTCACTACTTAACATGTTTTTGAAAAAATCCATAATTTTTAAGTTTTAATTTTTGATTATTACCAAAATATCATTTTACCAACGATACCTATTAACACAACCCATATCGTCCACAAAGTTTTTTGTGATCCCTTCCTAAATTGTGTGTTTTTATTTACTCTAGCTACCGTACCATTATCTGGATTTAATAATACTTTTTTAATCATAGTAATATCTTCTTGTAGTTTCGCCTGACCTTCCTTAAGATAGTCCATGTCGTTTTTAACTAGTTTAATTTCACTATATACTTGTTCATTTGTAAGTCTTGCCATAGTTCTACTGTAGACCAGAAATTAGATAATGTAATTTACTAATGTCGTTAACCGAGTTTTCGGTTAAAAACTCCATCCCTATTACTTTATTATAAGTCTTTTTTAGGTCTACATGTAACGACGCCACATCATTCTCTACTATTTTTTTTTGTAATAATTTTTGTGCAATCTCTTTGTAGTCTTGGAATATATTTTCCTCCCCTTTTGTACTTTCTAGTATAACCTTTAGTATTTTTTTGTCCGATTCCGAAAGGTCTTTATATTTTTTATTATATTTTTTACTAACTATTTTACTTATTAAAGCGATTGGAACTGATGGCACATCAGTAGGAGGTGTTTCTTTATTGTTAATTAAATTTTCTTTAACAAGTACCTTAGCTTTGTGGATTGAATTAACATTCTTTGACGTATTCATCAAAAAATATAAGTTTGATATTGATTCGTTTATTTTGGAAGACTCTACCTTAGCACCTACTTTTTTACAAAGATTTTCTAACTTACGGTTAGAGGAAATGATTTCTTTTAGTGGGTAAACTCTAAGAGATTCTATGTTTTCGTTTATGTAACTACTTACGTATTTTTCTTCGACACTAGAGTTTTTAAGGTTATCATATACCGTAAACTGGTCCGATAACGCCCTATCAGTTTTAATAACCTTAACACACTCTTTTATGAGTGAACTACACTTCTTTTTGTTTTTACCGAATTCTATAGAAGCTTTTTTATATATTGAATCTAATAAATCTCCAAAATTTTTCATATACTATGTTTTATAATAAATATAAAACTATTCTAAAAGTTTATCTAAATTTTCTTTTAGTGCTGCGATATCCTCTTGGATTAGGTAACTTCTATTATTAACGGGTTTTTTTACTCGTGTGTCTGTACTAACCGTTTTAACTAAATTATCATAATTATGTAGTACTTCTGATAACTCTTCAGGTGATGGTTCCTCAGGTTCGACTTCCATGTCAACTGGTGGTCCTCCCATTGGTGGTGGTGACCCCCCTCCAGATGTTGGTGTAGGTGATGTTGTTTCAGTATCAACGTCTGTAGATGTCTCTTCTTCAGTGGTTTCACCATATAGTCTATCCACTTCTTTGAATATTCCTGTTTGTTTAATAACTTCTGACGTATTCTCCATCTCTGCAGCTGCGGCTTTTTCCATTCTTTGTCTTTCTAAATCAAGAATAATTTCATCATCACTAAAACCTAATATATTCTTTTTTGCCCAGGTCATAGATGTTGCTGCGAAACCATTACCAGCGTCTGAAACAGAATCTCTGTATAACGCAACCTTTGATTGGAATTGTTCTATTTTTAACATTTCTGCTTGTGTCGAAGGGTTGTTTAATCTAAGACTAAAGTTTTCTAATTCATCTTCGAACCCTAAAATATAAAGATGTACAATCGCAATCTTATTTAATTCTTGTACCATAGACTGTTGTATCCTATTTATAGTTCTAGCAAAACGAATATCCTGTAACGCTAAGTTCTTACCCTCACCTGCGGGTTCTTCAAACCCTAAAAATGGTTTTGGTATCCTTAGAGCTGCCAACATTTTTTTCTGAATATATTCGATATCGGCAATCTGGTCTAAGTTACCAGCACCTGGTAACGTTTCTATCGGATTAGCGGCGCCATCATTACGTACAGGTACGAAAAAGTCTTGATCAACAGCTAAAGCGTTGTATCTTAAATCAGCTTGTCCTGTCGCTTGGTCAACTGCATGATTTCTCTTAAAGTTATTGGCTATTTTTTGTACGTAAGCTTGTACATCTTGGTCGTCAATATTACCTACATTAATCTTGAACACTCTTCTTTCTGGAGCTCTTGTAACTCTATATATCATCATAGCATCTTCTGAAAGTAATAATTGTTTCCATATCCTTCTCACTTTTTCTAATAAAGAAGTACCATAAGGTAATCTTCTATCGTCCCCCAATAATCTAAAATGTGCAACTTCCCAAGCATTAAACGAAATACTCTTATTTCTCCATTCAAACTTGATATTCTTATCTTTTTCATTCTCACCCGCAACCCCATAAGACCCGACTTTTTGTTGGGTTAGGAAACTACTCTCGTCCTTTCTTTCTATCTCGATATTTGGTAACTGAGAGGCTCCAATAATACCTAATTTAGGGTCAATTTTTAAGTACACAAAATTGTCACCATATTTACAAGTGTTTCTTGTCCAAGCAGGTAAAACCGCATGTAAATCTAAAACTTTAGTGAATAAGTTAGTTAGTATATCTTTTATTCTAGAAGATTCCGACTCAACGGTAATAATAAAACCTTGTTCGTTAGGTGTGCAACTCTCCTCTGCGTATATATCAAGAGCGGCTGCAATTTCAGGGGTGAATTCCATAGACTCAAAGTCGTAGAATGATGCTAATCTAGTTGTTTCGTAATAAATCGCTTGGTTATAAAGTTCACTGTCTACCTTATTCCATTGATTTTTCATAAAGGAAGTTTGTTGTGATTGTAACTTCGCTTGTTCAAAATCAGCCTTACTTTTTGTCTTTAATAAAACTTTATTGGGATCAACGTTGTAATTCTGCACTGCCGACCTCCTTGTAGTTCCAGCCCCAAATACTTGTTGTAGTCTCTGGTATATTGTTAAATTGTCTTCTGCCATTTTTTTCTTTGTATTATAAATATCTTTTATTAATTATAAACTAAAATATTCGAAAGTTAAACCTTATTAACCTTTACCTACGCCCCATCTTTCCAAATAACCACCCGTATTCTTTGTAAATATGTTGACCATGTTGTTCTTGTGGTCTAAATGGGTCCATGGGATTAGGGTTTCTGGGGTCTGAATGGTTGGTAGTGGCAAAAGTAGTAGACGAATTGAATTTCTCAGCAGCTGGTTTAATGTCGTCAATATTCTTATTCACGGTTGTTTTAGTTACCCAACTATCCATTATCGCAGCGGATTTACTTTTATTTTTTTCAATATCCCTAAAAGTGGTATTTGCTACATATAACCCCATCGCCAACCCCCATAAAAGATCATCATGATAACCAACCATATGGTCAGGTCTACCATTTCTAAAAACAAAGGTAGTCATTTCCGCGATAGTTCGTTCAGAACGTATTTTAACTCTATTGGTCCTAACCGATTCTTCCAATTCACTAACAACTAATCTTCTATTAGAGTCTATATTAAAACCTGGATTTTTATTTTTATCCCCATTAGGGTAATGGAGTTGTCCATATCCCATTTCTTTAAGTTTAAGTGAAGTCGGCAATCCAACACCGCCGGTAATGTCGATAACGACATATGCGTTATAACGTCTACCAACTGACCAAACAAAATTAGCCAACTCATCAGGGGGCATTTTACCATAATACTCTGCGACTTGTTCCTCACCATCTTCGCAGTCTAAACAAATAACACTAAAGGCACTGAAATCGTCAGATTGACCTGTTGATACGTCAACTCCCATTATATACTTTTTGTTTGGTTCCGAGTCTTTCCACACCCATAAATCCTTAAAGATTCCTTCTTTTCTTATTGGGTCCCTCCTATTTTCTTTTTCTTGTATTTCTATCCATTCTTTATCAATTACGGTCTCCCCAGAACCTAAGAAATCACAATTAATCTCTTGATTAACTAATCTCATGTTACCATTCATTTGTCTAATCATTTCCAAGTACCATGGTGAACTAGGAGAGAAACCTTGTTTCACATACTCATTATACTTATCTAAACTTTGTGACTCGTCATAAATTGTTTGTTCACCTTCCTTTTCCCATTTTAACCCTTTATTAAATCTAGGATCCTCATACCACCTCATTTCAACGATATTAAAATCGTTTTCACCTTTTTTAGCACCATCATAAGTTGCGTGGTATATTTCATCGTATCCGTTTGGTGTTGACACTAATATCGCATCACCCCCAGTTGATAACGAAGCTTGACACGCCGCCCAAACTTCTTGCCCACCTTCGATAAAAGCTGCCTCGTCTAATATTAAAAGAGAGGGGGTATACCCTCTTAAAGCATCGGCGGAAGTCGCAACCGCTTTAATCTCACACCCGTTACTAAATCTTACGTGTTGTTTAGAGTTAGTGTCTCCAATACCAACAGAAATCCATTTTGGTAATTGGGAATGAAAAACTTTAGCTTTGTTTAGGAACTCCATCGCCGTTTCCCTTTTATTTGCAAGAATAAGTACTTTTTGTGGATTTTTACTATCAGCAAAACACATCAACCAAGTTATATAAGCCGCTGTTAGGGTTGATATCCCTGCTTGTCGATATTTAAGGACGACGTTATAACGGTTATCTTTATAAGCCCTGATCGCGTCCATTTGTTTGGGGAATGGCTTAAACTTAACGTAGGCTTGTTGAGTCTTGTCAAAAGTCTCTAAATAGTTTTCAATGAAGTAGGCTGGGTCAGATTTACACTTCGCCCAGATCATCATAGTTTCTAATTTGGTATTTTTCTTAGTTCCTCCCATATACTATAAATATAAGATAGTTAGGAACACTTATAAACCGTTTAAGATTGGTCTTTTAAGTATTGTAGTTCTTCTGGTTTTAAGGATTCCATTCCCGTGTCTGATATTTTATCTAAAATACTATCTATATCCATTTCATAAGAATCTTCGGGTCCACTACTACCTTGAGGGTATAAGTCTCTGATATTAATATCATCTAAGGCTTCCATAGTTCCTTCAAATCCGGGGATATCCTCAATCGGACCGTCATCGTTTTCCTCGTATTCACCTGTAGCGTCTTCATATTCGTCTTTTTGAATATCTTCTTTTATTTTTTCCGCTAAATCTACCATCATCTGTTTTCCTTTATCACTACCAGATTGTATTTCTTTCATAAAGTCTAAAAATTGTTTCGCTGGCATTTGGATTATTTCACTGTAGAGGTGGTTTTTGACGTCGAAGTCATCTGCACCAATAGCATCAATAAATCTTTCCCATAATCCAGGTCCTAGTCTTAGGTCCCACATTTCGTCTTCTAAAAAGTCAGTTTTATCCATTACTTTTTGTCTTAACTCTTTATCCCCAGGAAGTCCATGTAAAGAAAGATATTCCATAACTCCTTTATGTAATTCGTGTACTAACACTGGAAATGTCATTCCTTTCGCAACAACTGTAGGTGGGTTTGTTGATAAGTCAATTTTTTCTTTCCCAAATACTTGAGCTTCTTCTCCACCACCACCCATCATATCTGGCATAATCCAATACATTAAATCGTTGGCGGAAATCACAACCCCATAAAGATTGATGAGGGTCGGGTCTATTTCATTAAGTTCATCACTTACCATATGATATAAATAAAGTGCTTTTTTTGCAGAACCTTGCATCATAGAATTAATGAATCGTCTTTTAGAAACCTCCAGATCCAGTTCTTCCATATGTTCTAGAGTCTCTTCCTCCATTTCAAAAGAATCTTCTTCATCTTTCGGTTTTTGTTTCATATCATCCTTACTCAACTTTTTCATACCCGTGATCTCAACATCAAACTGTAAAGAACCTTCAGGAACGTTCAAATCCTTAGTAACTATTTCAATTGCTAATTCCTCTAATTTATTTTTATTGGCAGATTCTATTCTTAAAGTGTTTTGTAAAGATTGCATCATCATACCTTGTAGTCCCATTAAATTTTGCATATCCGTTGCATTACCTTCGATACCAGTATATCTCTTAAAGTTGTCGACCACGTCTTTGAACCTTTTGGAGGCAATTAGTTCTTCATAGTTACTATAAACCTCACCCTCTCCTACTTTCGGGAAAGCTGGGTGGTCAACACCAAAAGGAGTATCTTGTGTAGATAACTTTCTCTCAATATCGGGGTTAATTCTTTCTGGTCTATCTTCGTAATCTATTGGCACTTCCTGTAGGTTTAGTTTATTCTCGGCTAATTTAGTAATAATTTCTTTAATATCCTCTAAACTTTTAACATTTTCCGTATAAGGTCCAGACACCTTAGTGATGTCTTTCTTTTTATAAACTTTACCTTTAGCACCTCCTCTTGTTGTTAATTCTGATAGGTATTCTAATAGTCTACCTTTTTTAATTTTTGGTTTTTTCATTTCACTTAATCCCATTACATTACTATGTGCCGGACCTGGAACATCCGAATACATTTTATCGCGAGGAACATCCCCCAACCCAAAACCTGGGTTAGAGTTTATTCCCCATACTTGTAGTTCTTTTACTCTTTTTTTCTTCTTTTTTAATAAGTCATTAATGTCTTTTGTTTCATCTGGTTTTTCGTGAACATAACCCAATTTAGACATTCTTTCATGATCTTCTGGTTTTTCAGCTTTATATTCTTCTCCAGTTTCAGGATTATACATCATATGTCGCTTAAAATCTTTAAGATATTTTGACTCCTCTAAAGTATTACCGTAGTTTACTTGGTGTCTCTCTTCTTCTATACTTTCTGGATCTTCTCCTAGTTCAGCACCACCACTACTAAAATTATAGGAATCCCAGTGAGAATCGGAGTCACCATAAGATGTACTAAAACCCTCATCTTCTAATTCTGGTTCCGAACCGAGTGGTCCGTGACTTTGAAAATTGTAGTCACTGTCCGATCCGTAACTAACGTCTGCATAACCTCCTTGCATCCCTGACATTGTATCTTCAGTAACGACAGTATACTTAGACATCCTCCTACTAATACCGTTCAGTTCGTTAGTTAAGCTCTTTATTAATCTTTCTAAACTTTTTTTCTCTTTTTCTTGTTTTGGTGTGAGTTGTTGTTCTGCTTGTTCAGTAACCCCGTCAGTTTCTTGACCTGACTTTCCTTGTATATTAGTTAACGCCTTTGTTGCGTTATCTATCCTAGTATTAAGGGAAGAAGTGACTTTCGCTTCTTTTTCCGTAGAATACTTTTGATATTTTTCTTTTTTTTTGGTAATGTCTTCTAATTCACCCTGTTTATTCTTAAGTTTCTTTTGGTCAATAAAGTTCTGTTTAGCCTCTTTCTCTTGTTTTCTCATGGAAACTATTTGGTCTTTTAATGATTTGGTTTGGTCTTTTAATGATTTGTTTGGGTCTGTTAAAGTTTCTACCGTGTCTTGTTCCATTAACCCTTCTTCATTGGAGAGTTTCCATATTTTATCTAGGATTGTTTTCGCTTGGTTAACAAGTTCTTCGTAATAAGCGATATCTTCAGCGTCCATCTGTTGTTTTTTAGTATCCTCAATTTGTTTGTAGATACCACTTAACTGTTTTTCCAATCCAGAGACAGTACTACCCGGTGTAGATTTTAGTTTTTTTAATTCTAAATTAGCCTGACTTATCTGGGAGTCTAGTTGACTTAATTGTGAATCAACCGCCGATTGTTCTATTAATGATTGTAACCCTCTAATACCCATAATTAACTGTGTTGGTTTTTAATTTCTTTGACCAATGTTAGAACTAGGTCCCTAGTATATAATTTATTAGAAACTGAATCGAAGGACTCTCCGTAGTGGAACGCCAAACGTTTTACCGCCTCCATATCTTCAAAATCCTCAGAGATGTGTTCCCAACCCAAAGCGATTATCCCATCTACAGAGTCGTAAACCCCAAAGTAGTTTGATTCTTGTACTACGTTCATTATAATTTCTTTTGTCGTCAGGGAACCTACATTTTTTATAAATTGTGTTTCAGGTGGTAACGGGTGTCCATCTGCAGGGACCTTATCCCAAGACTCCCCATCTACTAATTCTAATTGTTCTGGAGTTGTAAAAATAAACTCATAAAGATTCTCACCTCGGTAATTTATACCCATTTTGTTTATATAACAAAGGCTCATTTCCATTATAATCTTTATTATTTCGAACTCAAATAAGAATCAACTGTTTTTGTAACAAATGACTTTAGTGTTCCTGCGATGTCATCGTCTTGCATTTCTCCATCACCATATAAAACATCCTCACTTACTTCAAAATCATCTTCAAAATCTTCAAACCCTGTTAAGTCCAATTCCTCGTCTTCCATACCAGTGTCTAACCCATCTATTTCCATCTCAGTATCATCTTCTTCTTCAGGGTGACCACCCGGCATT